AAGGTATCGGACCAGGCCGCCCCAGCATGACAGAGCAAGGACAATCAGCCATGACACTCCGGCAATGCTTTCTTTATCTTGCATACGTTTAGCCATATCACCTCCGAAAGAACGGGGTGCTGTTTGTGTAGAGTGGAAGGATGCCAGGAAACAACGACCGGACATCGCAAATAAAAAAGCCAGCGACAGGCTGGCAATGTGAGGGTAAGGCAATGTCGGCTCTCTGGCCGAAGGGTCCCAGGTAGTGGGTTTGGGTGTGGTGACCGGTGCTGCTATCCGGCATTCATGGCTATCGCTTTACGACGCCATCAGGACATTCACCACAACGGGGATCGCTTTGCCGCGCCAGGGAAATGTACCTGGTCTCACCGGGATGCCGTCACATACTCAAAGCGATTTCCGTTATGCAGAAATGAAAAAGCCACCGGCGTTAACCAGTGGCTCTAAATTATTGGTGATGGCTCAAGTCGCGTTTTTGCTGTCGCCACACAATTCAGCTTTTGGGCTTTCGATGTCCCCGATTCATGAGCGCTGTCATCTTGCACTTCATCACCTCAACGAAGGCATTAACCCATCGTTAGAATCGAGATTAACCAAAAATCGCCACTTTGTAAATAGATTTCCTACAGAAAGTTAATCCTGTAGGAAATATTTCTCATTGCGTAACTTTTTTGAGCATGCTGTTGGCATATTCCTCCTGCTTGAGGCACTCGCCAACCAGGCTTTCGAAGAAGTCTTTGTAGGATCGGCGCCATGTCGTCTCCGGTATTTCGATAACGTTTTCACTAATGAATTTGCGGACGCTTTCTGGAAGCAGACGCGAATAACCACGACCATTGCAGCGTGAACATGTTTTGTTGGCCGGTACGCCACCTTGCTGACGTGTCTTCTCTTCGTCCAGTACGACACCCTTCCCATTGCAGCGGCATGCGTTGCTGACCACGCCCTTCCCTTTGCATTTTTGGCAAAGAACATTCACCGTCTCCCGCTTCTCTTTCAGGTGTGGTCTTCCAATGTGCTTCATGGTCATGACCTCTGCTTCAACGAAGCGATCACCATTGCAGCAGTCGCACGTGCGGGTGCTGGCAGCGCTGCGGGAGTAGTCCTCGAAGGCAAAGGTTGCGAGCAGCTGCATGACCTTCGGCTTAACATCAGATTCAAGTTTGCGTAGGGCGGCCACCTTGTCGCAGTTCTTCAGCGCGTACTGAGTAAGCAGATCAACCGCCTTATCACGGTCAAGGGAACTTATACCCATTTTCCCCAGGAAAGCGGTGTATCCCATCGATGCTCGTTCCTGAGTCATCCCCATGGCTGCCATTACGTCCGTACCAGTCAGAGAGTCAGACGCAGTAGCGCGAGGAGAATCACTGATCATGGTTGATTTTGCGAAGTGGAACTTCAGCGTGTTCTCAAGGTTCATTATGCGGCTTCCTTCTGTGGCTGATTGGTTTTGGTCTGGCTGTGCTTTGCTATTGGCGGCAGGTTGGCGCGCTTAACGCTTTCGGCCTGATACCGCAGGAAGTCTGTGTGGTTCATTCGGCCTCCAGTTCGGTGATGGTCAGTTCAAGCCTGCCGCCTTTCACGATTGGCATCCTCTTCACGCTGTAGTAGTCGACCTGCTGGTCATCGAGCCAGAACCCGGATTTCGTCAGGGCGTCGAAAGCAGCCTTTTGCAAGTTATCCAGGTCTCGTCGGCGGCGATCCGGCATGTGGCACTCGATACGGATTTTCACGGGTGTTGCCAGGCCAATATCCAGCATTGAGTCTTTGATGATTCTGCCGACGCTGTCGCGGTACGCCTGCCCCTCTGCGCTGATGTGCGTGCGTCCGCGGTTATGCCGGTAGTAGCGGTTGTTGCTCGGCGGCCACGGGAGGCTGATGCGGTATTCATTCATGCTTTTACGAGCCCCTCTTTAAGCCAGATGACCTGCGTGCGAGCCATACCTTCAAGCGCGCACTCTTTTGCATATTCCGCATCGACCAGGCGTGTTCGGCGATCAATCTCGTCGTGACAGCTGCTGCATGCGATGGTTGCGATCAGGTCAGGTGGCTTGATTCCGGTCCCGCAGAGGCCAGCAATACGGATGTGAGCCAGTACTGTGGTTTCAGGATTGCCGTTGCATACGCCGGGGATCCGCACCTGACATTCGCGGCCGCGCGCCGCCTTGCATAAATTAGCCATGCGCCCTCCGTGCCGCGAGACGCAGCCATTTCTGATCCACCAGGCGGGCGGTGTAGTCCTTGAAAGTCGGGATGTCGGAGGGCTTAACCGCAGGCTTACGCTGGCGGCGCGCCGGAACGCGGAAGATTTCGTTGGTGATGACGCGTGCGAGAGGACTACCCACGGGAAGCCCTCCACTCTTGCGCCCAGGCGATGCGCTTACTGGATGCTTCGGAGAACTTCACGCCGCGGTCGGCGCCGAACCAGTAAATCGCCTCGATGACGTCGACCATGTAGCGCTTGCTGGATTTGGATGTGCGGACGCCGAAATAAACGCGGCCACCGTTGATACCAGGCGCGGATTTCTGTTCCTGGTCCTGGGTCTGGTTCACCAGAACGGTGATAAGGTCCTTCCATTCCTCGCGGGTCAGCTTTTCGCCGTGCCAGATAACCTGGTCAGACAGGTCTTTTAGCAGTGGCCACATCAGGCGGTTCTGCTTATCAGTGCGCGTCTCTTCACGGGCCTCGACCACCATCGGCGCGCGAGGGTTTACTGGCAGGGTGCGAATGTACGCGATGAGGTTCTCTTTAACGGTGTCGTTAACGATGCAGTAGTGCTGTTTCATACGCCACCTCCGAGAGGTAACGCAGAATGCAGAAAATCGCAGGTGCATTTCTGCATCTGTGACAAGGTGAGGAGTTCAGATTGTGGTCGCATTTAAGTCCCCTTAAATGCGCAGAAGTCACCAATGGGTGTTCAGGCCATCAGCAAAGAAAGTATGGACGGTTGATTCAACAAAATCAACTCAAGAGAAAGGCCTCCGAAGAGGCCTGTTTGTTATGCGTCGAATGGGTTAGGCATCATCACCCCCGAAATATCCTAACCTTCCTCCGTGGTCGCCAATTACAATCCCGGAAATGAATATTCCGAATAGCCCCACAACAGAAAATGCAATGAGGTTAAATTCAAAGCCAGCTACAAAGACGCAGACTGATGCGACAATCAAAAGATACAGCAGCCAGAATTTTCGGTTCACGGCATCACCTCCTGCTGCGGTGATGCTGCTATCATCCGGCGATACACATCGTAGGTTCCGAATTGTTCATCACCAGCCTCAAGCATTTCATGGGTGGGTTCTTCTGGCACCAGCACCCAACCATCCGCAATCACCGGAGAGTTGCCAGCATCATAAGCAACGCGCAACCAGTGGAAAAATACCTCCGTCATCACGCACCCGTATTCGACGTCAATGGTGCCTGTCTGCTTAGAAAGCCACTGCTCGAATGGTAACTTGTAAGTCGTCGTTACAGGTTCAACCATATTGTTGGAGTCACCGGAATGGTCAACCATAGCGAGCTTATCCTCGGTATGGTTGGTTATCGCTTCATGAAAGCGTTCAAGCTCCACGTACTCCTGGCATGACCAACCGCCATCAATGAAATCACGAGCTTCAACAGCGTCGAAAGTGAATGATGTTTCGCTGCCAGTTGGTGAGGTTAATCCGTACAGGTCTGCTACCGGCTTAAATTGCGTGACTGGTATGGTACCTTCATTGGTGAGGGTACCAGCCTGAAGAATGGCGGCGCGGCAGGCGTTCCATCCGACAGCTTTTCCGTGTTCAAACGCGCTGTCAAAGTCATCATCCATTTCCATCGCATCAGGTACAGATACCGGCGCTGGCGGGGCGGTGTAAAGCGGCGTTACTTCTCGCAGCGGGTCGACGTAAGCATTGCCACTATCGAAGCTGACGTTGTTTTTTGCGCCGCCTCCTGACAGTAGCCACGCCACAGGCTCCGCTTCGAGCGATGCCAGCGCCAGCTTCATCGCCGCCAGCGCATTGGCTGCATCTTCGTTTACTGCGCCGGGCGTCGCATCTCGCTCTTCTTCGAGCTCCGCGATTGTCTTCATTAGCCATTCTTTGGTAAGGGTAATCATGATGCTGCTCCTTTAGCGTCTGCGGCGACGTTGACTCCAGCATCGTGCAGTGCCTCAAGAACCTGATGCTGCTTGTAAACCATTTCCGTGTGATACGGCTCATCGAAATCGACGCGATGCAACATGCTATAGCGCTGTGGAAGTACAACCTCCCGCGCCTCCAGCTCAGAAATCCGCTTCTCTGCGGCTTCCAGCTCATCCAGCAGAGCCAGCAAGTTTTCCGGCCCGGTGAGCAGGTTGAATGCATTCGCCGCGTCAACATCACCATTGACGTTTAGCAGCGCCTCATCAAACAACTCATCATTCGGCATCATAAGCAGGCGCTTCATTGCCGGTAGAGCCTTCTCCGCCGCTTCACGTAACGCGCGTTTGTCGATGTTGCTCATTGGACGGCCTCCTTCACTTCCTTATCGCCATTTACCCATCCTTCCTGGAAATCAACATCACCTGGGTAGATGCATTTTGCAGCGTGCTGAACATCACTCCAGTTCATGTTATTTGCTGCCCAGTCTTCTATTTCAAAATCATCAGAGCGGAATAGCGGAAGGGTGTCTTCTGCCAAACTACGGTATAAATCACCGCCAAACTCTTTGGCGTAATGCTCAGCTCTGTGCGTGGCAATCAACTGGACTGGCACTGCCCAAACACTGCTGTCAGGCATCGTGACGTGAAGCTCTTTATCGATTACTCTGCTCATGACTGCACTCCTTTGCGAAGCTCTTCGATGGATTCATTTAACTTGTCGCGGATAACTTCAAGGCCTTCAGCATTACTGCTGGCGATAATAAATACGGAATCAACCTGTTCCGCCGTCTTCCCTTTTGTCCATTCGTAGCTCGTACCCACACCGCCAGTTTTCTCGCGAACCGGAGCAAAATTAATTCCAGCATCACCGTTTTCGAATGTCACCGCGCCAACCATCACATCACCATTGCCGAAGTGGGCATGGATACAACCGTGCTGGAATGAGAACCCGCGCTTACTGGCGTACTCGGTCACACCCTGAGCCCGCACTTCAGCCAGGAAAGCCTGGTACGCAGGAATCTGCATCACAGCCAGCGATCGAATTATCTTCTGAACTTCTGCCGGGCACTGCTCATAGTGATCATCTGTGATGAACACTGCCTCGTTGTGGATTGCTTCGACTGCACGCAACTCCGCAGCCAGCGCCGCGCATTTGGCTTCACCTTCAGCCACGCCAGCCAGGTACGCTTCGAACATGTGCTGCGTCTTCTCGTGCACAAAGCTTCTGTCGTCTTCCATCGCTGGCGAGCAGCCGTTGTTGTTCTTGGTAAACCACTCGATAAATTTCTGTTTCATACCCCTACCCTCCCCCAAACCATCAATACTCGCTTCATAGCCGCGCTGTTGCGGCATTCCTGAAATATTCCGTTGGTGCAGCTGCGTGCGGTGCCGTCCCGCTCTTCCGGCGTCGCCAGACGATAAGTCACCGTTCGCCATACCTTGCTCACGCGCACAATCTTGCGGGCCCGCTCCAAGTCGATAGCGTTCTTCGTGATGCAGTTGATGGTCATGCCGCACTCTGTGGCCACATCCTTCGCGGTGAAGGTCCGGTGCGTTTCGAGATAACGCAGAATTGCCTGTTTGCCTTTCATCGTCTTAGCACTCATAGTCAGCCTCCTGTTGCATCTGGCCGCTGTAGGTGAAATCTACCGGGTCCAGGCCTGAGTAGCGGCTGCTGAAGTGGTAGGTCTTTTCTGCCCCCGGCGCATGGCGGGACTTCACACAGATGATTTCGGTGATGCCTTTCAGTTCTGTGTTCGGGTTGTATTTCTCATCCCGGTAGATCATGAAAATCACATCGGCTTCCTGCTCGATAACACCGGACTCGCGGAGGTCAGCTGCGACCGGACGCTTATTAGCACGTTCTTCGACCTTACGGTTAAGCTGAGCCAGTGCGATGACCGGGCAACGCAACTCTTTCGCCAGGTTTTTCAGGCCGGTTGCGATCTCCCCTACGCTGCGGTTCATGTTCTCAGGGTCAGACATGCGCATCTTCTGGAGGTAATCGACAATGAGCACACCAAGTCCACCCAGTTTCTTGCTCATTCGCCTGGCTTCCGCTCGCACCTGATGAACGCTGAGGGATGGCTTGTCGTTGATATAGATCGGGGCTTCGATGAAATCCTTCATGCAGTGGCCGACCTTTCCCCAGGCACCATCCATCACGCCGCTCTGCTTGCTGAGTAAATCCTCTTTGCTCACCCGGGCCCGGTGGAACGCGACTCGCTCAGAGATTTGTTCCACTGGCATCTCGAGACTGAAGAACAGCACCGGCTTTTTGTTTTTCAGGCCGACTGTCTCGGTCACGGTGGTGCTGAACATAGTTTTCCCCATGCCAGGGCGCCCGCCGACAACGATGAAATCGGTGTTGTTGAACCCGCCGAATGCGCTGTCGATGGTTGCCATGCCCAGCTCGGTTTTGTGCTTCCAGATATCGCCGCTGATAATCGACTGGATAGTCTCGAGGGACATGTCGATCCCGGTGGTGATGTGCTCGGTGCCGTAGTCGGTGTTGTGCTCGATGCCAGAGATATCCGCCTGTATGTTGCCGATGATGTCAGCGATACCCTCACTGGATGGTTCGGACAGCTTCTGGATCCCTACCTGTAGCGCCAGGGTCATCCGGCGGCCGAGATGCATTTCCCGCAACTTTTCGCAGTACGAGGCAAGGTTCGCGAACGACGGTGTATTTTTGCTGCATTCAGCCAGGTAAGCGAATCCCCCGGCACTTTCCAGCGCGCCAAGCCGTTCAAGGTCGCTGGTCAACGTCAGCAGGTCTATCTTCTCCCCGGACTCGTTGAGGCGTTTGTAGGACCGCAGAGCCACCTTGTGAGGCGTTGCTGTGAAGTGGTCCTCAGTCAGCCCCTCAATCGCGTCAGTCGCCATGTCAACGCCGTCTGTGCGGCCCGCTGCGAGCATGATCCCGCCGATGACGGCCTGCTCAACGTACAAATCGATAAAACGGCTCATGCTATGACTCCCTTGCGCTCACGGTGCTCGTTGATGGCCTGCTCGTAGACAGATCCCCAGTTCTTCGGATTCAGTATCCAGTCGAGAGTCAGCCATGGCTGATCGCCTCTGGTTCCGAACAGGGAAGACTTGCTAATCAGCTCGAAGGCCATTCCCATGTGCTTCAGTTCTCGCCAGTTGCCCTGGGTGGTTTTGCCGTTCCACACAGCTTCCAGGTCTCGATAGGCCGGACGGCGGCGGTTCCACTCATGCAGTGAAACGGCCTTCGAAGGGAATTTTTCATTCCAGAGCTTGATGATCTCTTCGTGTGGACAGGCTTTCGGGTTGCTTCCATGACCATCTGCCCATATCAGGGCGTCTGACAGGTATCCATCAAAGCGGGTCATACGGCACAGGTTCTCTGGCTTGAAGCTGTGACCCCAGTTCACATGGGCCCAGCGGATAACCAGCTTCAGCTCTTCAGCGGTGTAGCACTGGTCTTTGCTCTTCACCGTGGAGAGAGCTTTCTCAAAAGGCGCCAGTGCAGCACAACGACTACCCGTTAGCTCGTTGAAGTAATCCATCACTTCCTGAGCGAGTGAGTTTTCCCCCTGGGGGGATTTAGGGGGATCTTTTCTTTCTTTCTTTTGAATAGTTTCTTTTGTGTTTAGCTGAGTTGGCTTATTGGTATTAGCTGACTTGGCTAATGTTTCATTAGCTGTTTCGGCTAATGATTTGCCATTTTGGCTAATGCTGAAATTCCAGTCAGAAATCACCTTATTCACCCCGATCGCTAGGCCGTTGGTAACGATGATGTTCATTGCAATCATCTCGTTCTTGGCCTTGCAGACATGCGTATGGTGAATGCCGGTCATTGCTGCAATCTGGGTATTGGTAATGCGGTCAAACTTTTTCCCGAACCCGTAAGTTTTGCGGATCACCGCCAGAACGACCTTCAGCTGGCGAGCCGTTAAATCAGCAGCCATAACCGCTTCCAGCAGCTCGTTAGCGATGCGGGTATACCCATCATCGATATCTGCCACCTGACGCTCCACGACCGTTACAGACGGTCTGAAAGGTATTACTTTTGCGAGGCTACCCACGGCCACTCTCCTTACGTTTCAGTTCTTCCAGGATGGCGCGCATCTTCTCTGCCACAATCGGGTTAACCGAGCGGATGAAGCGGTCGCGGGTTATGTTTTTATGTACAGCGGTATGGTAATAGCGTGGATTTTTTGCCATTATTCCTCCTGCAACTACTGTCGTTTTTGCACCAGAAAGCCGTGAGTGTTAGCGCACCGCGGCTTTCGACCTTTCTGCGTTCATGCTTCAAAATCTCCCTTCACCCCATCCCTGTTCGAAATCAGGATGGCCAGCAGCAGCGACATGTTCGGCACCAGGTTCTCCCGCCACCGGCTGACTGTGGATTTGTTGATGCCAGCTACTTCGGCTATCCGGGCGGTACCCAGATCAGCGATTTGACGCTGCACCCAACTCTCAATTCGTCGTGCCTCCGCTTTGTTGCGTGTCGTTAAGGTTTCCATTTGCGATACTTCCTCTGATTTAATTGGTTATGGCCGCCGTTAAGCGGCATGGTTCTCTGGGTGTGGAAACAGGTCGGGAAGATCAGGTCGAATTTCGTGTGCCTTAATCTCGCCACCAGTAGCGTTTACGATGGCTGTTACTTTTTCCGGAGATACGGAACCACCGTTAAGCCACTTGTGAACCGCTGGCTGGCTAACGCCGCAAATATCTGCGAGTCGCTTCTGGCTGCCAACGATTTCTAAAGCTCGTTGAATAACTTTGTTCATGGATTTTACCTATCCGATTACTGGATTAATGAAAAGATAACCCAAGTTATGGGTATTGTCCATAACCTTTGTTATTTTACTCTACATAACCTCGGTTATATATTGATAAGATGAAAACATTTGCAGAACGACTGAACGCGGCTATGTCGGCCGCTGACATATCTCAAGGACAGTTGGCTGATAAAGTCGGTATATCCCAGCCTGCAATTCAAAAGATGACGTCAGGTAAAACGAGCGGCAGCCGTAAGATGGTCGAGCTAGCTCATGCTCTGGGTGTAAGGCCGGAATGGCTTAGTTCTGGAGTGGGGGAAATGCGGATTGATGGTAATGTGCCATCGGCGGCCCAACCTGTCTCGGAAACAATTGATGTCTTTCGGGTTGATGTTTTAGACCTGAAAGTAAGCGCTGGTCCGGGGTCTTTTATGATTTCTGAATTTGTTGAGGTCCTGCATGCTATTGAGTTCACAACTGAGCATGCCAGATCTCTTTTCGGGAACCGCACTCAAAATGATGTGAAGGTGATGACCGTAGACGGTGACAGCATGTGCCCAACAATTCAGTCGGGAGATCGCCTGTTCTTTGACGTTTCGGTGAGGAACTTCAAGGTTGACGGAGTATACGCATTTGTCTTCGGGCAGCACTTCCATGTCAAGCGTCTGCAAATGCAGGGCCTGCAATTAGCCGTGCTTTCAGATAACCCGGCTTACAAAGATTGGTATGTGACAGAAGAAAGTCAGGACCAGCTATACATCATGGGTAAAGCGCTTATTCACGAATCGATAGCTTACAACAAACTGTAGCAGTGGCCGGAAGAGACTTTTGGTTAGAGAAGAAGCTGCGGCTGGTGTGATAGTGATCATCATTCTCAGTGATTGATGAAAATCATCATAAAGTTTGTGTTCTTTTAGTCGATTTTAAGTGTATATATATCATGTGCGCGCGATATAGAGATGTTTCCTTTCAAAGTCAATTATTTCATTGCTAAATCGTGCGTAT